CCGGTGGTCGCGGGTTCGAGCCCCGCCGGTGGCTTTTAGATAGTGTGCCAGAGTGGTTAATGGGATGGTCTTGAAAACCATTGGACGTTGTCCTCGCAGGTTCGAATCCTGTCACTATCATTTTTTATGTGTGGTCCAGTGGTTAGGATTCCAGTTTTTCACACCGGCAGCCCGGGTTCGATCCCCGGCACGGAAACATTTTTTGGGAACAATGGTTCCCATCGCTTCTTTGAAAGAAGTGTCTTGTATCTCTACAGTGCCTCCGTAGCTCAGTTGGTCAGAGCATCGGACTCTTAATCCGGGAGTCGCGGGTTCGAACCCCGCCGGTGGCTTTTAGATAGTGTGCCAGAGTGGTTAATGGGTCAGCCTGCTAAGCTGATGGGCTCTGCCCTCGCAGGTTCGAATCCTGTCACTATCATTTTGGGAATCGTACATTTCCCAATGCTTCTTCATAAGGGGCAATCCATATGACACCTTGGTGTAATGGTAATCACATCAGACTTTGAATCTGAAAATCCGGGTTCGAGTCCCGGGGGGTGTCTTAAGAATCTCCATCTGGTTCGTTATCAGATGGCAATTCTACCTGAATAGAGTATCACGTTTGCGATATTGGCAATGATATGAAGACACACGTGAGCAGTCGTTGACTGCAAGAGCATACCACGAATATACACCATCTTTCCCGCTTCATAAAAGAGTACCGCAACCAGAGTGGTGATATAGTACGTAATCCCGTTTTCAGCGTATGCTGCTATAATAAGATTTATAACCAGTGCAACCTGAACCACCGTGATATCAAGGGTACGCCGCCACGAATAGTCAGGTTTGTACCAGTACAGAACTGATGAAAGGAATACCATAAACGGAACACACGCCATCCCATAATATCCACGATATATCGCATACGCGACGGACGGTATGTTTGAGTATGATGTCACGTATAGCATACGTGCGTAGTTTGGGGGAAGAACACATCCATCGTACATTGTATGATAGGTATAAACAGGGAAACGGTATGGTTTCAATTACTTGAATGAGATCGTAATCTCTTCGTGTGTACGATTCATCTTGCGGGTTGCTGACTGGCTTATCTCTCCCCGGCGCTTTCTTCTACCAGTTCGTGAACGCTCTCCGGTGTCATTTTCATCCCTCTCGCGTGCCGCAAGAACCATATCAGACTCAATATCTGCGATGTGGGTGGTTGCCCATTGGAGTACATCGTTCTGGATGACCCAGCGGAAGAAGTTCGCTTGCCCGACGGTTGTCTCGGTCGTGTTCCCCTCCTGGTCTGTAATGCATACTCTCTCGTTGCGACAGAATGGATCAAAGTATCGCTTATTGTATGCTCGGAGCTGTGCCTTGTAACTCAGATAGACATTGAAGCATCGCATTGTGTGCGTGTGATAATACACGTTTTGTTTTTTAGCATAGTTTGTCACGAACCATTCCATCAGGCGCAGACTTACCGGACCGTCTCCGTTAATCATCTCGGTAAATATCTTGTGAATCTCTGGTTCGTTGTAATATCTTACGAGACTGTGGAGAAGCATATCTTGTTTTCTCTGCATACTCTTCTATGTACCTATCTTGTAAACCAGTCACCTCGTTTAGACCAAACCAAACGCGTCAGGATAATAGAGCGTATTGTGCTGGGTGAGAGGGTATCGTAGTATGTGGTATGTTGTAGTCCGGGAGGATACGAACCGTGTTGGTATCTGTATCCGCGAGTGACCCCCTCATGCTGAGCCTCTGGCTTTCACTGGATGTGATGGGGATGCTTCTCATACCGTACATTACTCCTCCAATCGCAATGATTATACACACAACAACTCCACCCAGTACCCAGCCAACTGGGTCAGCAGACAAAGAGACTACGCTGGACCTCTCACTGAGCAAGACACCACCCACAAAGTACGCAACCAGCAAACCAGCCAGCCAGAGATACCCACGACCATTCATATCCATCTCACGGCAGAACGTGGAATGATGCCTGTCTGTATAACACCTTGGTAGAATACTAACCAGGGCCGCGTATCCAGCCAGTGTCACGATGGCAATCCACGCGTTTATAGGATGCAATCTTTCCCCAGTATACAATGCCAGCCTCAGCGTCACAAGAAGGCTAATAATGAGCGTTGTACCTCCCAGTATTCCGTCATGAACCGTCTTGCTAAGAACATACGAAGCCAGTGTACCAGCTAGAATTATTACGTGACGAGATACCATCTAATCTACGCATTACTGAAATATACAACTATGGCGGCTGTTATGATCCCCACATTTCCCGACTGCGAGATACAACTCGTGGCAGCAGAGAACAACGACGGCAGCGTACCGGATTTAGTACTACAGTATACGAGTATTCAGAAAGTAGTATCCATAGAAGGCATCGTGAATCCAATGGGGGAGATTTGGTATGAGTGGATCTGCTCTAGTATTCTATACGGAGACTATCCATTTTATATGAAGGGATTCACAGAGAATGGAAGGGACATCGTGCGGATCATCGTATCGCTAGAATCGTTTTACAAGGTGATTCGGAACAACCCGTATTTTATAGAATCATCATTGGAGGTTATGACAAATGATTCTACGGGAATACCGACTTGGTGTGCACACGTAGACTGGTATAAATGTTCTAAACCCACCCGTGCGTGTACTGAAGTAGATGCCAACAAAGAACTCTCAAGAGACACTCAAGAGACACAAGAAGGGAGTAAGCAGCAGCGGTGCGTTTCGGTCGACCCTCCGAGCAGAGAAAGAGACGCAGTGTATTGGTACGAATGAGCGCGAACAGTCGTTGACACAGGATAAGGAGGCCGTAGACGCGGCATCCCGAAAGCTTGAGACAAAGCCGTGGAATCGCCTAGACAGGGGTCATAGAATACAAAAGATACGAGAGTGGGTAAATCGCCTTGATGGGGATAAGTATCCAGACAGCCTCAAAGACGAGATCCGGTCATCGCTTGTTCGGGCGATCCAGAGGAAAGATATCACGACGAACGCGTGTGTTGAATACGACACAGAGACGTGTAAGGTAACGGGTGTGCCTGCGCTGATGATCGTAGAGGGTGATTCTGTGACAGAAGGGAGTACACGGGTTATCATCCGTCGGCCGGAGAAGAAGACAAAGAAGCGCCGAAAGACCACGTCGTCATAAGTGTATCCACCCGTATGTAATATACGTGCTTACGTATAATGGATGCGTATTACAAGCTTGTGATGGAAGAATATAACACACAACTGGGATATGATATCCACGAGATAGACCGGTGTGTTGATACGCTACGAGAGTATTTGTATGATTCAGTCGGATACGATGATGATTACATGGGTGGTCTTGTCGAAGAAGAGATTGAATCCATCGTTGAAGACTGTAAAACAATGCTCCACGAAACTCTGTCGGGTGTTCACTGTCGCGAACCAGACGAGACACATCCCGTATCGGAAGCACTTGCAAAGATTGAATCATACCGAGGGGGTGACCAACAGCGCACGGATGAATGGTATGCTAGGCGAAGGGGAATGATTACTGCCTCAATCGCAAAGGCAGTTATGAACATTGATTATTCCACCGGAAAGGGAATCGGGGTTCTTCGTGAAAAAATCATCCAAGCATCTCGTCCAGACGAATCCGATAGGGCTGAGAGGAGTTTTGTCCCTCCCTCAAACCCAGATGCTCCTACCGTAAGGGGTATCCGGTACGAACCAGTCATACGACAGGTATACGAGCATATCCATAATGTGACGGTAGAAGAATACGACTGTGTACCACACGCTCAATATCCGTTCATAGGGGCCAGTCCAGATGGGATTGTTACAAAGGGCAGCACTCGTGGCCGGATGGTTGAAATCAAATGCCCACAACCGGCAAGCATCCATAAAGATGGTAACCGAGTCCGACCAGAGTATTGGAGCCAGATGCAGCTACAGATGGAGGTATGCAATCTTGTAGAATGCGATTACGTACGCGTAGTCGTCCGTGAAGCACCCACGATACGCGAAATACAACAACTAATACGCACCACTAAGAAAGAATACACAAGCATGGCACTGTATCCAGAGATGGGTAAGAAGGATTCCGCAGTGATAGCCGCTGGTACGGTTTGGATGGACCAGAATGGGGAGTACCATTGCTCAAATCCAATCGAGAGAAAGTTTCGGCACGAAGATTCCGTGATACAGAACCACAAGGGTGAGGTACTGTTTGTGCGTCATTTTGTAATCTTCGCGAAGGACTGGTTTACCGTAACCGTCGGTCGTAATCGCGACTGGTTTACAAGTGCATTCCTTCCGAAAGCAAAACTGGCATGGGAAGAAATCCAGAGGGGCCTTGATGATCCAGAGGAATGGGCCAGGACGCATCCGGTTAAAAAAAGAGCGCCCAAAGAATCCGTGATGCTCCAGGTAATCAAGGACCCGTCGGTTTGCTTGATGGCAGATGATTCGGACTGAATATACCTTGTTGAAAGCACCTAAGGAATAATATCCAGTATATGATGGGGGGCAGTGTAGTTTAAACACATAAAACACATACTATCAGTATGAGATTGGAGATTCCCACTCTGCTCGTGTAGCAAGTTGGCGCAATTGGTAGCGCGCCAGGCTCATAACCTGGAGGTTGATGCGTTCGAATCCATCACTTGCTTGTAAATACCGACATGGTTGTTGGTGATTACAAGTCTAAATAGAAGAATACATCCTGCCCTTTAACAAGGCGGGATTTGGATAGTTACACGGGAGAACGATTTCTTTTCGGAGAGTCTGTTCGTGAGGTCCGGTCATTTCTCTAGAGGTTGGCCATCTGTGATTGTCATGTTGATTTCTGGAAGAGGCCTCTGTCTTAAGAAGGTATGGTTGGTACACGTGGTACGCATCGTCGCCCCCCTGACCACTCTTGGAACCGCGCGACTGTTTATCAACGGGATAACCAGCAAATCCTTCGTGTCTGGAGTACGGACCCATATTCAGATACATGAGCGTGGAATGATAGATTGATATCGCAGCAGATTCAATCGACGAAACCACCGAACCAGCGAGTATATCCATTTCTATGATACGCGGTAAATTCTAAATGGCGTGACGAGGTGTGGGTCTAATCCACGCACATAGTATGGTACAATACATAGCAAGGATGGACCAAACAAACACGCTTCGGGTTACGAAACGAGATGGGTCGGTACAGGACGTATCATACGATAAGATCGTAAACCGGATCGCAACCCTTGCGTCGGAGACGCCGTGTGGAAAGTGTGCGCTAACACACGTGAATCCCATTATGGTTGCACAGAAGGTAATCTCACAGATTTTTGACGGGATCGACACGTACAAGCTGGATGAACAGGCATCGCTTGTTGCGATAGAGATGGTTACCACACACCCGGAGTACGGAGAACTGGCTGGGAGGATTATGATAAGCAATCACCACAAGCAGACGTACCCGGACGTTATGTCTGTATTTCGTGAGCTTCGTGAGATGTATGACGACAACGACAAGCCAGCCCCGATCCTGTCAGAAGAAACCCTTGCAATCGCAGAGGAATATTCGGAGAGAATCCGCGATGCGATTCAGGATGATAGGGATTATCTTATTGATTATTTCGGATTCAAGACTCTGGAACGTACATACCTTCTTCGTAACAAGGGTCGTATCCTTGAAAGGCCCCAGTATATGTGGATGCGAGTCGCGATTGGTGTTCACGGGTGGGATATTGACAGGGTGATCGAGACATACCACGACCTGTCTACTAAAAAGTACACACACGCAACACCCACGCTATTTAACGCTGGCACGGTTCATCCGCAGATGTCGTCGTGCTTCCTTGTGTCAATGAAGGATGACAGCATTGACGGGATCTACAAAACGGCGCACGAGTGTGCTCTCATTTCTAAATGGGGCGGTGGTATTGGTATCCACATCCATAACATCCGAGCAAAGGGCTCGTATATCCGGGGAACATCTGGGACGAGCAACGGGATTGTACCAATGCTGAGGGTATTCAACGCGACTGCGAGATATTGTGATCAGGGCGGTGGCCGCCGCAAGGGTTCGTTTGCTATGTACTTGGAACCCTGGCATATGGATGTCGAGGACTTCCTGCGTCTTAAGATTAACCACGGCAACGAGGAAGAAAGAGCACGAGACCTGTTTTATGCAATGTGGATACCTGATTTGTTTATGCGTAGGGTCCAAGCAAATGGTACGTGGACCCTGTTTTGTCCAGACAGGGCAAAGAACCTGGCCGAGGTATATGGTGAAGAGTTTGACACACTATACACGATGTACGAAGACGACCCAGAGACGTACGGGGGGAGGACTATCTCGGCACAAAAACTATGGTTCCAGATTCTACAGTCACAGGTCGAGACGGGAACACCATACCTGTTGTACAAAGACGCTGCTAACAAAAAGAGCAACCAGAAGAATGTCGGAACGATCAAATCATCAAACCTGTGCACCGAGATTATGGAATACTCATCGCCCGATGAAACCGCGGTGTGTAATCTCGCATCACTGAACCTCCAGGCATTTGTGTATACCGACGCAGATGGAAACGAGGCGTTTGATTTCAAGAATTTCCGCGATACAACGCGGCGGCTGGTGCGAAACCTGGATAGGGTGATTGATAGGAACTTCTACCCGACAGACGCGGCACGTCGTTCAAACATGAGGCACCGTCCAGTTGGTATTGGCGTACAGGGTCTCGCGGATGTGTTTGCGAGACTGGGTTATACATACGAAAGCCAGGATGCAAGAACACTCAACCGCAAGATATTCGCCCACATGTACTACGCATCCGTAGAAGCATCTGCTGACCTTGTTCAGGTAGATGGACTACCCAGCTACGAGACATTCAAGGGGTCCCCCGTGTCAAAAGGAGTTCTGCAGCCAGATATGTGGGAGGGAATCGTTGCAGACGATGACGTGCCTGAACTTGACTGGTCTTCTCTTCGTACAAAGGTGAGAGGTGGTATTCGTAACTCGCTTCTTGTCGCCCCGATGCCAACCGCGTCTACGAGCCAGATTCTGGGTAATAATGAGAGTTTTGAACCATTTACTACGAATATCTATACACGGAGAACTCTGGCGGGAGAGTTTGTGGTTGTAAACCAGTACCTGATAAAGGAACTCATCCAGCTTGGATTGTGGAATAGTGAGATGAAAAATCGCATCATTGGGGACCGTGGTTCCGTAAGCAACATCGAGGAGATACCCAGTGAACTACGGGAGAGGTTTAAGAATGTATGGGAAATGTCTCAAAAATCATTGATCGACATGGCTGCTGATAGAGGGGCATACATATGCCAGAGTCAGTCTCTGAACCTGTACTCTTCTGACCCTACTTTTCGACGTCTGAGCAGCATGCATATGTACGCATGGAAAAAGGGTCTCAAAACCGGGCAGTATTACCTGAGGACACGTCCCGTCGCTGATGCGCAACAGGTTACCATCGACCCAACCGTGCGTTCAAACCAGGATAATGAACCTTGTGACGTGTGTTCCGCATAGATTTGAAAACTAGTAATAGTAAGAACGATGCCAAGACAACGGCTGCGGCGGCATCGGATTATTACGCGCGAGGCAAAGCGCCGAATGATAGGAAGAAAACCCACTAGTAGTTCTGCTGTAGTCGTACCGCCCGATCTGAACGTAAATGAGAAATCAAACACCGAAATACAAAAGATAGAAGCAGAGGCCAAGAAGGCAGCAGAGGCCAAGAAGGCAGCAGAGGCCAAGAAGGAGGCAGAGGCCAAGAAGGTAGCAGAGGCCAAGAAGGAGGCAGAGGCCAAGAAGGAGGCAGAGGCCAAGAAGGAGGCAGAGGCCAAGAAGGAGGCAGAGGTCAAGAAGGCGACAGAGCCAAAAGATTTACAAAATAAGCGGACAGAATACCATGCTAGTCAAAGGGATATACAGATTGCTCGTCGACGAAAACAAGCCGCAGAACGCAGGGGCGTAATAAAAAAGGCAGAGAAGATTCACAATATAATGGTTCAAAAAAAAACTTCCACCAAAAACAAGTAGGCTCTTACTGTAGATACCACGCAGTTAACAATCTACTTGGATATGAAGTATGTGGCCTGAAGAGGTTTGACTCATTATGTGATGATTGGGATATCCTTAATAGGTTCCCAAAGGGTAACTCTAGGAAAGGATTCTTATTTTATAATAATGGTGGAAGAGACGGTGTAGATAATCTATTTGGATTTATATTATCAAAATACGACATCAACGCACGGTTTGTAGGGTATGACTTCCACAATACAAAACCTATGATACCAGATAATGCGATTGGTGCCATCATGTTCAATACACGTCACACGTGGGCAGTCCGAAAGCACTCCGAAGACGGTAATTTCTGGAAACACGACTCTTTACGAGAGGCAACCCCATATGTGCACAGGTCAACAAAGGCATATGCTGCTCTTTACTGCTTTCTTAAGTAGATATGCTACTTCCACGTATTCTTCTTGCGATAATCGCTGGAGGAATTCTCGCGTTAATATTATTCCCGGACATACGAAACGAAGCATTTACTGGGATTCGTGATTCTGGCTTCAATCGGCGTGTTGCTTTTGAAAGCAGACAAATCCTTGATAGGGTCGGGAAGGAACCACTTCCCCGTCAACCAGTATTTACAGATGATCCCAAGATGGGGAATGCTAGGAGAGATATGTCACGTCTCCCGAGCACAGAGGGGAGTGGTTTTTCATTACCCGTCTCTTACACACATTACAAGGTCCCAGATTTCAAGGATGGGTATGATATCGCGCTTATGAATGCCCCTCGAGCATCAGAAACATACCACACCCCCCGTAGTGATGCGTTTCATCTATACTACCAAACCCTACACGATACGCTAGATAACCCGAGAGAGAATGGATATATCGTTTCAGGTACCGCCCCGCTGTGACCACGTGACCAAACAGAATGTACATTCAGATTTATTACACGGAGATACGACTAGTTTAGTAGAATGGATGCAGCGTGGTAGAAATATTCAACATTTTAAAAAGAGGATTTTATCCTACCCATACAAGGTACAACATCAGTTATTAACGGATATCATCATTGATGATACTCGTGTATTTGAAAGCAGGCGTATTCGTCATCCGGGATTTTATCATCTAGGAATCCGTTACCCCCACGAATGGGTCTTATTGGAAATCATAGAACGTATTAAATATTCTATATTCGTTGATGATGAAGATGAGATATGGGCATTTCATATTATTGCTCTTACACCTACACATACGTTCCACCGGGATACACTCTGGAAATACCTTATGAATGCGTTCGATGGGTCTTCAAGATGGGTACGATGCTTTACATCGTTTTTATGTTCACAGAGTGATTTTATAGAGAAATGGTTTTGCCGGCTCCATATGGTAAATGGGTGGTACTATTGTATGAACCATCGGAGAACGTTTGAACTCCTAAGATGCATCTATCCCACGTTCCAACACGCATCTATGTACCCGCCCGATTCAGAGAATACCGCGATTCTGAACGGCGAACCGTTTATGATGGGAGTTGTGCTTGCGTGTGAAAATGATGACCCATTCGTATGTAGTAATATGTACTATGAAAATTCTACGGTCATAGATATAATGCATCGTTTGTTTACGGGTGAACAATCTGTAAGATGCTAGTGGGTTCCCGAAGTTGGCTTATTTGCATACATTCCGGGGCGGTATACGGTTTTTGAACGCTTGATATCAACAATCGCCTTTGTCATTTCCTCTACAAAATCCATCAGCGCAAACCGAGCCTTGGGACTTAGGTATTTATCCTTCTTTTCTTGGTCAACGATCGACCGAATAGATATCACACATTTTTGGAATCCCTCCTTATCCGCCTTGGTTTTTGCCAGGGTTTTGAAGAAGTCAAGGATACACTTTATACCATTTTCGGTGGTTTCCCTTGGGATTTCCTTTGTTTTGTTGTTTGCGGACTCGATAATCGTTCCAAGAACACCTACGAGCCCTGTTGCGTGTGGACCGAGAATTGAGAGGGGGACGATTCCGATGTTCGCGGCCTCGGCCAACACGATACTATGCCCGGCTAGCTTCGTTTTCATCTTGTTTGCCGCACAAAACTCATCATAGTTATCACCGTTGTCAATACTTGTGAGAATCTTCTCGATGTGAACCGTCATAAACTCCGTCAGGATTTCATTTGCGGTCTTCACGTCTTCGCTTCTAGACTTTGCGATATCCTTGTACAGGCGGACGTATGTTGTCGCAAACACGTGCTGGCGTGTTGCGTTTTCTAGAATCAGACGAAGTGCCCACGGGTGCTCATCATCACTAAGGCGACTACATACACCATGCAATGACTTCAGGATGGAATCATAGTTTTGAGGCGTGACCTTGTTAAGGTCGCCGACGATTTTCTGCTTCATCGCATCGTCAAATGACGTTGGCTTAGGCTTGATCGATGGCTTTTTCCACACTGGGGAGTTATGGGGGGTGGTGGTTAGGGATGTTCTGATAACCGCTCGTCCTGTTCCCTCGTGTCCACCCTGCTTCCTGCCTCGCATCCGCCGATGATTATCGTGTGATGTGTGAGACCTGTCGTTTGTACGCTGTTCGCGCATAACATTCTCCAGTGTAATCTTTTGTATGTTTTTCCAAGAATCCGCACCGAGTATCGATGCGGGGTCCGGTCCCTCCTTCTGTGTAGCAAGCACCAAAAGAGATGCCGCAGAAATACAAACGGGAGTGACACACGTGACCGAATCCATAATAACCTGTATTACTACACAGATTTATACTTATGTGCCCCTGTTGATGTACATTGTATGAATTGATTCGTGTACCGGTTCAATTGGCAACAGTCACACCTAAGCAGTTGATACAAGAACATACATAGACTATACAATGGCAGATACAAACACAGAAACAGCCACAAGCACAGCAAGCACAGCAAGCACAGCAAGCACAGCAACCGCCACGAGCGCATCCACGTACACGGTAGAGCCCATTGAGTCATTTGATGATATGGCTCTCAATGAAGACCTTCTAAGGGGGATTTATGGGTTTGGATTTGAGAAACCGAGTGCGATTCAGGAGAGGGCCATCATACCCGTTACAAAGGGATATGATGTGATCGCACAGGCCCAGTCTGGAACTGGTAAGACCGGTGCGTTTAGTATTGGGCTGCTTCAGAAGCTGGATTTCACACAGCATAATCTCCAGGCGATCGTGCTTCTTCCGACGCGTGAACTCGCACAACAGGTCTATACAGTGGTTCAGGGACTATCTACGTATATGGAGGGATTCAAGGCGGTTCTCGCGATTGGAGGGGTTATGGGCGGCGACCAGGTACGAGAACTACAAAACGGTGCCCAGGTAATGATTGGTACTCCGGGTCGCGTATACGACCTCATCGCAAACCGCGCTGGTCCGCAGATTGTAAATAACCTGCAGACGATTGTACTTGATGAGGCAGATGAGATGCTTTCCATCGGATTCCAAGACCAGGTCCGTGAGATCTTCCTAGTTATCCCACAGAGTGCGCAGATTTGCTTGTTCAGCGCCACTCTGAACCCAGATGTGATGGATGTATCAAGGAAGTTTATGCGTGACCCGGTTGAGATTCTTGTTCGCACAGAAAATCTGACCCTGGATGGTATCCAGCAGTTCTACGTGAAACTCCGTGAACAGGACAAGTTTGGATGCCTGATGGATTTGTACGAGTCGATGACGATTACACAGTGCCTAATTTACTGCAACAGTCGCGGGCGGGTTGAGGAGATCGGGAACGAGCTTACAAAGAGTGGGTTCACGGTCGGGGCGATTCACGGACAGATGTCGTGGGATGAACGCAAGTCGGTAATGGATAAGTTCCGTTCCGGTGGTCTCCGCGTGCTTATCTCAACGGACCTTCTTGCGCGTGGTATTGATGTACAGCAGGTTTCTATCGTGATTAACTATGATATCCCCCGTGATGTTGCGAACTATCTTCATCGGATTGGGCGCTCTGGTAGGTTTGGAAGGAAGGGCGTTGGTATCAACTTTGTGACCGAATCGTCTTGGGAGTCTATGGAAGCAATCTGCACTCATTATAAGACCGACATCAACGAGCTCCCCGCTGATTATGCCTCACACATCTGAGTGGTTTGACTCGTTTGGTGTGTATTATCAAAAAAAAATTGTTTTTGTAGTATGGACCTAATTATCCTCCTTGCCGTATTTGTAGCGTTTTTAGCGCTCGCGTACGTTACGTATCGAAATGTATACAACTTGGACTCAAGGCTTAGAAAGATTGAGGATATCCTGAAGAACGCGCAGGTTGTTGCGGAACCATCTGCCTCTCCAGCAGGGGCACCAGAGGCACCACAGACACACGGCGCCAATACACCAGTTGTAAATCGTGATGCCCCGTTGTCAGTGCCCAACTCTGTACCCCAGGATGTCTCTCCGTATGCCGCACGGTATGGTGCTGCGGGGGGGGATTCCTTTGATGGACCCATTGCTGGCTGGGGAGGTGATGGTGGGGTTGCCCCGCCGAGAGTAACCGTTGCCAAGGAGGGAGCGAATACTCGGACGGTTGAAATCATACCGGACGACGATGAGGGGGGTGGCCGTGTGGACGAAGAGGTTGAAAGCGACGGTGGCGATGGCGATGACGAGGGTGACGACGACGAGGGTGACGATGGAGAGGTTGACGTGGACGATATCCTGAATGATATGGAACGCGAAGACAGCGAGGACCGTGAGGACCGCGATGATGGTGTTGAGAATCTCACACCGGCTGTATCCGCAAAGGTTGCTGACCTTCGCCGCGCACTTCGTGATGCGAATGTCCCTATTCCGAGTGGTGTAAAGAAGGCGGATCTGATACGACTCGTACAGGAGCATCACATATCGGTTCGCGCGGACGATAATGGTGCTGACGAGGAGATTGTGGAGGATACTGCGTGATAACTTGGTATGTGATGGTAGTAATGCAGGTTCGTGGATGTTGGAGGACTACGGACAATCGTCATTGGGACAGCCCCGCTAGAATGTCAGACGGGCGCGTCTTTACAGACTGGAGGTCTCCTTGTATTATCAATACGGGACGCGGCCATCTGTATAACGCGATGTTACAAACGTCGGGTGGATACATGACGAGCCGGCGAACGGCAGAATCAAGGGTGCAGACTGGAGACCCGTGGGGCAAATCCTACGTACCACCACCGCCCAAGCAGCTGATTCTTCCGGTAGCAAAAAGTGGAGTAGAGATTCTTCGACAAGATTTACCGGGTGCGATTGGAGCAGAGGTACGATCTGGGAACACCCTGACTTCTCACATACAGCCGGATAACCTCACTCGTGAAGACACGCGTGTGAGTGATTGTGGTTATCCAGCGATGCCAAGGTGTGACCCGCGCTGGGGTCTTTCTTCGGAGACGCTTGTTTTGAATATGCGAGATTCAACTCCTGCTGGTGGAAGTACAACCGCGTGGCTTCGTGGTACGCTGGGTGACCGCGTCTGATTTATGGAGTGTGTGTAGAAGTAGGATGGTTTCGTTTAAAGGTGTTGCTACGAGTGGGGTGATTCATCGTCATCCGGCTGGTTATAATGAAAACACGATAATGATTAAGGGGGTTGCTCCCGGGGCATCTGCGGTCCAGTGGTTTGCTGCGGACCCACCGCAGCGTGTGTTGAGCAAGACTGGTTCATACCAAGCATACCCGTCTCCCACCGTGGCAATCACAGGGAAGAACTGTGGAGTATCCGAGGTCACTGGTGGAGTATATACGATTGTGTGTGATGTCCCAAATGCATACTACGCGAACGGTGGGGCGATACTCCTGCCGCCACACGTAACCCTCCGCGTGTGGGACCGTGACCATTGTTTGGGTGACACGATTGCCACGCTGGATACAATGGTTCCGTACAAGGGGCTCACGTATGCTCCTTCGCGTCGTGGACCGGAGTTCTATGCCGGACAACTTGACCTACCGCCACGAACCCAGCAGCAGATATTGGAGGCACGTTCCACATTGGCTCTAGGACAGGAAATACCCGTGCGCAGATACGCAGAGGATTTCTGGGGGAGTGTGCCGAGACCCTGATTATATGCGTCAAGTATAGATTATGGCGGCTGCTTCGGTGGATACCCCGGTGAGTAAATTGTTGGCGTCCATAAACAAATCCAGGCGCGAGGCTGTTGCAACGGCAGGTATTTCTGCTCTGGCCGGGTCAATATACGTGAAAGATGGTAAGATATCTGGTGGGAAGCCTTCTAATAAATCGCGTACTCTGAAAATGGTGGATGAAGTGGGTCTTTTCCCTACAAACTTTGTGAAACACACAATCTATGGTGTGTTCAAGGACGTGTTTACATTCTTATTACCCGAAACGGATAAGCATATTAAGGCTACTAAAAATGTCTTTGCGGACCTTCATCTTTCGGGAGTATCCCTTCGCGACCTACTGGGCCTTCATCCAGGAAAGTATATATCCATCAAACACCCTCGCAAAGAAGACAGGATATATTTTTATCGGTCGATGACGGATTCAGGTAGGATATATTTTTACAGCGGGATTGGCAAGTCTGGTCGGGATGCGAAGATGGGCCCTCGCGCGGTTCGGGATGCGATAGGAAGAATTACAAATCGTATGGGGAAGACCAGGATTTCCCCCGACGAAAGAACACTTCGTTCCATAGAATCGGGTCTTATACAGGTGCATACAAACCATAATGATATCCCAGCAGGGAGATATACTCGTCGCAATAAGCGTCGTAACGGATTTACACACAATAAAACACAAGCACGCAGACACAGGAAGAGACGCAGGCAAAGACACCGGACAACACTTCGAAGAACAACTCAGTAACTCACGACGTACTAATACATTCTATCTATCTCAGAGAGGTAGACAGAATGAAGGTTCTTTCATTTGATATCGGTGTTAAAAATCTTGCCTGGTGCCTTACAGGTGATAGTGTCGGTGACTGCTCGGCGATCTGGTCAGTTCTTGACTGGGGGGTATGGGACCTGCGCGTTGACTTGGAGGATGAGCCGATGCGACCCGAGTCCTGTCGCGCAAAAACACAAGCGGGTAATCCATGTAACCGTGATCCGGTATGGGTTGAACTGTCTGGGGGTAATATCCTGGGTGGGTTGTGTAAATGCCACGGGAAACACAGCGAGACCACGTACACGAGCGAGGATATCAAGGCACTTAAATCTCTGAGCGTGTCTGCTCTCCGAACCCGTGCCTCGGAGATGGGGATTGATTCACGCCGGAAACTAAAGAAGGAAATTCAATCTTTAATATCGGACAAGATGACACAGTGGTACCTTCACAAGATACCCCCTCTTAAAAAATCAAAAACAATACCCCTGTCTCTTATCCACAAGCGAATCACGGAAAGGCTGTGTGACATCCATACGCGTGTAGACAAGGTCGTCATTGAGAACCAGCCAGTACGGATGAACGCAATGATGAAGAGCGTACAGATGATCCTATGGACCACCCTGCGGATGAAGATGGTGGAACAGGGTATCTCAGAACCAGATGTCTCATTCATAAACGCATCCAAGAAACTTACGATACAACCCGATGCGTCGGCACCGGCACACCGATGCTACCAGATTCTTTCCACTCGTGAAGCCAGCGCACAGGCTAGGGGCAGGTCGTATGCGCACCGGAAACAGGAGAGTATCCAGAGGGTTGCTCAGTTGCTCACGATATCAGGACAAACACAGCACCTCGGCTGGTTCAAGAGCAACTCCAAGCGTGATGACCTCGCAGATTGTCTTCTTATGTGCTTGAGTGCGACACCCAGACCAGATTGTAATGAACGATTGTAATCTAACACATACCCCCCGTTTAATATATAAGCCAACGTCTGCGGAATCTTGTAGTAGTGATGTCTGATAATGTTATCCGCATTGACAAGGAGATTTTTGGAGACCTAACGACATCAGGTGATGTTGTAGACAAAGACCCCATGGGGTTGAATCTATTGAATGGTTCGGAGAAGCCGATTGAACTTAACCTGGACGATATCCCTATGGAGTCGTCTGCGCCTGCCCCGACACAGATGCCTTCCTCGACCCCGCTTAAGACGATTGATGAAATCAACAAGGAGGCCGAATCATCCGTACGCAACGATGTT